CTCCGAACGCCCCGTTTCATGCCAAGTATGCCGTGATGCTCAAGAGTATCCTCTGGATCATCGCTCTCATACACGCCGTAAAAGTACTCATACATTGAGTTCACTCACCCCCAGTCTGATCCTCCAGCGACTTGTTATACTGAGAGGTGCTGATTCCAAGCAGTGCTCCAAGGAAGGTGTCAATTGCGGCAACCGTCCCAACGACTTCGGTCGAGTACGGAAAGCCCCAGAACTTCGACAGAGCAAAGTAAAGTGTTCCTGCAGCCGGGAGCAGAATCTGCGCAATCCACTTGAGTATGTCATATGTTTTATTCGTCAGTTTCATTCGGATTCTCCCTTCTGTTATTATCGGTAGGCATCCTTAAAAGTTTATCGTAAAGCTCTGTCGCAACATCGTTGCCCCCAAGGTTGTGATAGGCATGATAAACTTTCTTAATGGATTCCTTAGCATAAATCGGGCAGTACCCTTTGTCCTTATAATTGTTATAATTCTGGACAATGCTCTCTCTAAGGAGAGATTCAACGCCCTCACTGATTGCAAGGTTCTTTGCGTGTTCCTCTTTAAGTTTTTGCATTGACTGCCGCCACGCAAACGTCAGAAAGGTTAAACACAACGCAAATAGCCATTCAAGCCAGTGGTTTGAAATGTAGCTAAGTATCATCTCTTCTCCTTACATAAATATCACGCCAGGACTGATTCAGCAAAACTGAAATTGCCCTGACAGTGCAGTCGCCAGTGTTCTTGTTTACAGGATTTGCGTTAAACCTAACAAACATTACGGTGTTTCCTTCATGCAAACAATTCGCCACTCCAGTTCCTTAATGTTCTCGTTCATTGCGTTCATAAGAATGCCGGAAGTTGGCGGGTCAAAGAGCATCATTACTCTTTTGGCAACGTAGGTCTTGACAGCGTTGATGGAAATGCCATCAAAGTTTTCGTCTTCAAGGAACTCGTTCCAAGAACCCGGAGATTCGATAGAAATCTCATAAGCATACTTGCCAATTCCGAGCTGATTGACTACGGAAAGGATTGTATTAATGTCCATTACGATCTCGGCATCAAACGGCTCGTAATCAGCCGGAAGGCCCAGGGAGGCTTTAACCGAAATTAGAATGTTGTCTTCGTTCATTTTGATTTAGACCTCCTGTTTAATCTCATTCTTCAGTGCCTTCTTAAAAGCATCAAGATTCACGAGAGGACTAAAGGTGCAGACGCGACCATTAGTTTTTCCAACAAGGTAGTACGGTGAGTTATAGTCAACATCTTCCTTGTCGGTAGCCATTACCATGTACCATTCTCCGCTGTAATCATATATGTTCTTAACTTTAATACCAGGAAACGTTGCTCTAACTTTTTTCGCAGCATCGTCTGGTGTAAGCTTCCTTGTTACTTTTACGACGCTAGACATTCTTTTATCTCCTTCCAGTTAGGTTCAACGTTATCGAGACGGGCATACGATGCACTATAGCAATCTCGTAAAATCTTCTTAGGATCGTTATAGATTTTATTTGACTGTCCATCAAATATCCTGACTTTTCCTCCAGAGACCTCATATGCCATCGAATGGCCTCCGCCTATATCCCATCTGACCATCAGATTCCCTCTAGCGCCTTCGCCTTGCGAGGCAAGAGCACTAGTAGTGGCATCGATTAGCTTTTTGTGGCTAAACAAGTCTACTGCCGTCCTTTCGAAATCAACGGTTTTGTACTCGGCTTTGGGATACCATCGTTTAACATCGTTAGCATTGTATCCAACAGCGGCTTTACCGGCAGTAACGTCGTATCCTCTGCGCCTGAGATCATAAGCGGTCGTGCATAGCATACAATTGCTCTTGGAGTTGTCCTGAAGGTTCTTAAACCCGGGATTTACCATTGCCAGATCTTCCTTCTGAGTCATTTCAGAATTCTTAAGTTTTAGCCCTGTAGCTTTATCGACATTTGTGTTGGCCGCTAGTTTTGCATTAACATCGGCAGTTCTTCTTGCGGCTGATGCTGCTCCAGCGCCCTGCGCAACGGCGTCGGCAATCAGGTATGGATTCATAGTTAGAACTCCAAGAGCAACTTTTGTAGCAAAAGCGGCCGAGGATTTATTAACAAGCCTGTCCTCTTTCTTATGATCAATCTGTATCCCGTACCGCTGTGTTCCATACCGTGCTTTCCCTGCAGCCGTTAAAGTTCCGTCTTCGTTTTGAAAACGTCTTACACCCCACTTTTGACCTAGAATGCCATGATGAGATAGAATCGAAGAACGATGAACTAAGTAATACTGCATAAGCCATCACCCCTCCAAGTTCATATAATCGCAGCGCCCGTCGGAATCCATTTCGGAAGTTACGATATGCCCGCCAAATAGTCCAGACCCATCGCGAATATATATCATGGTCGGATAGTTCTTTACAGTTTGTATAGCCGTTAACTTAAGCTTCTTCTTGAACTCTGCTCTTGATACAGTGCTGTCCCAATTATGAGCGTAAACGTCGTACAATTCTGTGCAAGCCTGCTCTTTTATCTTGCTTTCGTTCTTGGAATAAATAGCTAACGCATCTTTATTTCTCTTTGCAAACTCCTCGGCAGTCTCCTTCGTTTTGTCAAAGTCTGATGAGACATGAATCTCACTTCCATCTTTTCTTTTTAACGTAGTCTCATAAGTTCCCTTAAACGAAGCCTCTCCCGGCTGCAAAAATCGATCAAAGTCTTTATCTCTCTTGTATCCAACCGCTCCAAGTTCAGCGTCTACCGCTTCTGTTGAAGTCGCCTGTTTGAGCTGTGTTCTGTATCGATCCTTTCCAGCAGATGTAAGGCGACCGCTTTTATCCTGAAATCTCCTCACGCCCCATTTCATGCCAAGTATGCCGAAATGAGATAAAACGGAAGAGCGGCGAACCATGTAGTAAGGCATTTTACCCCCCCCCTCTAAATCTTCTTCTTAGTAATCCGACCTATAGTCGTGTTCCAAATGGCTTTATCGAGTCTTCCAAGCGGAGTAGTGTTGTGGTACTCGCTCTTGGCTTGCTTGGCTTTCTTAAACGACGCAGTGGCGGCCTGATGGTTGGTCAGAATAGGTGTGACTGCAAGAATATCTTTCAAAGTCTTTGGTGCTACGCTCTTAACAATCTCCTTTACAGAAGGAATCCCTTTGCTCTTTTTAACCGCCTTGCTAATCGCGTCACGCTTCCCATAAGCGTACTTGGCAGCTTCAACGTCTCTTTTTACCCTGTATCCGATTCCGGCCACAGTTGCAGCGTTAGACTCGTGCAGCTTGCTCAGGCCGGACTTATTGGCAACCGCCTTGGCAGCGCCTCCCACGGCTCCTGCTGCAGTTTTAGCGGCGTCGCCTACAGCGCCAACGGCTCCTTTAGCAGTTTTTCCAGCTTGATAAGCCGCATACTCAGCATGACTATAGAAGTATCTGTAGCCATCGCCGTCCGGAACTCTTGCTACATACTTATGATTCTTCTTTTGACTACCTTTCTTTTTACCAAAGCCAAAGATGTGCTCAAGATAGTCATCCTGGCCTTTTCTTACTACCGCGTAGTAGCCTGCCATAACTCACCTCCACGGGCATGTGTCATTAGGCCTTCGTTCTACGGGAAGTTTCGGCAGCATACGCTCAGAGCCGTAGTGGATTGCCTGATGTGTGTCAAACGTTGTGGTTATTAAGTTGTTCAAGTCGAACACTTTGGAATCTCGATTGAGAATATCATCGATAGTGATTGGGTTGATGTGATGTATGTAGGCGGGCTGATCGTTGATTTCAAAGTCCGGATGCGCCAGATCACAAGCTTTATCGCGTTCAATGACTTTGTTTCGTATGCTCCGCCACTCTGGGTATTTGTAGAGCATCTGGTTCAAATATCTTCTCGATCCAAATGTTGAGTCGCCTACTTGACCAGACAGTTTCAGATACTCGTATCGATCATGGAAGTCTGGGATTTCAATTAGCTCCCTGTAGCTCTTCATCGGAAGGTGGAGACGGCTGATAAGACCTGAACGCAACCATAGCCTCAGAATACAATTCCTCAACTCGCTTTGCTGACTCCATGGCCTCCGTCTTTGCTTTCATATACTTCTTCTGTTCTTCCATGATCTCTTTTTCAAGCCTCGCTTTTGTAGAACCACGCCTCAGAAACTCCACAGTCTCCTGAGAAGTGGCTGTACCATTCCTGATTCGCTCTTCTACCAAGTCGTAAGCTAGTGCGATGAGCTGATCCTCTCGCCTCTCTAAGGATCGGGCTCTCTTTCGCATTGGTTTTGAGGAAATATCAGGAACCGGTACCTCTTCAATTGGTACTTTCTTCCTTCTTCCCATGTGAATTGCTCCTTTCTTTGCCTAATAGGCATCTATAGAAACACAAATGCCGATGAACATGAAAGAACCTCGTCTCCTTAGGCGCTAGGAGGGCTTGATGAGGCCGAAAGGAGGCACCAACACTTGTGTTTCTGTAGACATCTACTAGGTTTTGGGATACTTTAGATGAGTTCTAAGTGAGTTCGGATGAAATATAAGTGTAAAAAGTTTAGAAATATCAACCCCCGGAGGAATTTTGAGGACCGCGCCGATGCAAAGGGGGTGGCCTTTTTTAGACCCCCTCCCCCCTATTTGGATCCCAAACTCCCATACCAGATATGCGCAGTTAATGCATTGATAGGGCAATGCGACACATATTATGGCATGAGAGCTTGGGAATATGATGGAGGATACAAAATATGAATAAAGATGTTGTCAAGTACTTAGCTATAAGTTAGTTAGACGGCTACACTTTCTCTATAAACTTTGTTAAATATAGGAATTAGTGTTTCTGCGTCTCTTTCATATAGCTTTACGTGCAGACCAAAAGGATCAAGTTCTAATAAACGCTGTACACCAGCATCAATCTGTTCCAATCGCTCCTCACGCATCAGGTCGTTTGATGTCTTAGTGAGAACGTGAAGCCATTGGTCTGTGTTGTAGCCATGAGATGTATCAAACGACAACCATTCATGGTACTGTGTAAAGGGGTTCCATGGGTTGTCTAATGTGGTAACCATATAATCATCACCCATAAATATGACTCCTTTCTCATGTACCATTAATAATGTTGTATACACTGCTTGCAGATACGCCCAATCTATCGGCTATCTCTTTGTTGGTGTAGCCCTGATTCTTCATGGCCTTGGCAAGCGACTCTTTTGCAGAGGATATAGCTGCTGAGTGCTTAGGAAGGGCTCTTTTCTTCAGGGCGTCCATATCACAATGATTAAGTATATTTTCTAGCCTAGATGGAGAAATGGCCCTATGCTGTATAGCTTCCCATTCTCTATCAGAAATAACGATCCTATCTTTGCCTGTAGGATTATATTTTTTCCTGGACGCAGATATAGCCTGACCACTAAATTTCTTTTCTTCTTCGTAGGTCATTTCTGGATTATCGCGTTTCTGATAAAATAACTTCCTGTTTGCATCTAACTGCGCCTGCCTTTCTCTAGGCGCGTTCCTGAGAGCATTTTTATATTTATCGTCAAGAGATTTGACTTCTGCAGCATATTCTTTTTCTGCAGCCGGGTCTTTCTTATAAGTAGCAGTGCTAAGCCATTCTTTTCGAGCTGCATTTCCCAACGCTTTCATTTCGTTAGCATATTCTGCATAGTACTTCTCTTTCAAATAACCGGGGTTCTCTTTACTTCCACCGGAGGTCAAGGCGTAAGCATCAGAATAATATGCCATCTTGGTGATCTCTGTCGACTTACCTTGTGTCTTGAGTTCGCCCTTAAAATCGCCCTCTTCTGCATAGCGCCTCATTTTCTTACCAGGATTGTCAGGATCAGGAACTAGGTAATATAGCCTATCACTCTTCTTATCTCTGTTTACAATTACGTTTCCGCCTTTTTCATACTCATCATCAGACACGTATCTACGTACCTTCTTACCAGTATCGGCGTCAACATCGTCGTAATATGAAAGGCCAGTTTTCCTCTCTTTCTTAACAGTGACATATTCTCCTGTAGAAATAAGAAGGTCCTTAATATTACCTCTCGTTGTGGTCTTTCCGGTATACTTGTATATTTTCTCTCCGGTTTCAGGGTCGATGGATCTCTTTACTTCGCCAGTGTTCGGATCTATGCTTTCCTGCGTAGCAAACCAATCTTTCCTCTGATCCACACGAATGGGACTCTTCGCCCTGGATATGATTGTAGAAGC